CTCTGCTATAATATCCAAGTAAATCCCCCGTATCCAATTTATCCGAGGTAATCTAAATGGGCTTTGCCGATCTTAAAAAACAATCTAAACTTGGTTCCCTGACTGCAAAATTGGTCAAGGAAGTTGAAAAAATGAATACTACTAGCGGTTCTGGTGATGACCGCGTATGGAAACTGGATGTAGATAAAAGCGGTAATGGTTATGCCGTAATCCGTTTCCTTCCTGCTCCGAACGGTGAGGACCTTCCGTTCGTAAAACTGTACAGTCACGCATTCCAAGGTCCTGGTGGTTGGTACATTGAAAACTCTCTGACCACTTTGGGTCAGAAGGATCCCGTATCTGAGTATAATACTCAACTCTGGAACAACGGTACTGATGCTGGTAAGGAACTTGCTCGCAAGCAAAAGCGCAAACTGACTTATGTTTCCAACATTTATGTTGTGAAAGATCCTGCCAACCCTGCTAACGAAGGTAAGGTCTTCCTCTTCAAGTATGGTAAGAAGATCTTTGATAAGATTATGGAAGCAATGCAACCTGAATATGAGGATGAAACTCCTATCAATGCTTTTGACTTCTGGCAAGGTGCTAACTTCAAACTGAAGGCAAAGAATGTTGCTGGATATCGTAACTATGATTCCAGTGAGTTTGCCGCTGTTGCTCCTCTGCTGGACGATGATGACGCAATGGAAGCAGTGTGGAAGAAGCAATATTCTCTTGCCGAACTCACTGCTGCCGATCAGTTCAAGACCTATGATGAACTGAAGAAGCGTCTTGATTCAGTCTTGGGTGCCAAGTCTTCTGTGCGTCTTGATGAAGAAGTTGCAGAAGAAGAAGAGTACACTCGTGGTCCTGTGAGGGATCTTGATGATGATCTTCGCTCAGAACTCAACAACCTCCAACCCACCCGCCGTGCTTCTGCGGTTGAGGATGATGAAGACGATGACGCACTTAGCTATTTCGCAAAATTAGCAGAAGATTAATTCCTGTGCTATAATATGAGGGAGGTCAAGGGTCCTCCCTCTTTTTTTATGAAGTCTGATTACTACATTGACCGTATCACAAAAAAGCAGGCAGAAGAACTTTTACTGACTTACCATTATCTTAAAGATTTTTCAAAGGGATACAAATCAGGGCATAATTTTGGTCTCTTCAAGAAAAATGATTTTTCTCCATTGAATATTGGTGGTCCAGTTGGCGTAGTAATTTTCACTGGACTCCCTGTTCCCGAAATTGCCAAAGGTGCTTTTGGATTAGAAAGAAATGAACAACAAGGACTTTTTGAACTTTCACGACTCTGCATACACCCAGACACGCAATCTTCAGAGCATAATATCACTTCTTGGTTCGTTTCAAGAGCGATTAAACAGTTACGAAAGGATACTGAAGTTAAAGCAATCATCTCTTACGCTGATTCTGACTTTCACGACGGCACTATTTACCGCGCTTGTAATTTTAAATATTGCGGACTCACAGACCCAAAGAAAGATTTCTACTATTCAGACGGCACCAAGCATTCACGCGGCAAAATAAAAGGTGCTGAAGGAGAATGGAAAGACCGCTCCCGCAAACACCGATATGTGATGATTTTTGATAAGAAATTAGAACTCTTATGGTGACTTTACATTTAAATTTTCTGTACGAATCAGTTTTTTATTCACATACTCAGAAGATTTTTCATAATACATAATTCTACGAAAATCATTCAGATATTGTTGCAAGTATTCTGGTTTTAGTAAATATATTGATCTTTTTTCATTATTTTTTCTAACCTCATATTCATAGTTAGTAATACCAACAACAGGATTAAGAGTTGCTCTAGCATCTGATGGATTCGGTATTCTAAAAGACGAATCAACTACTTTACCTGCTGGAAGAATTAATCTCCCTTCAGAATCTTTAACTTCTATTGTTTCGTAAAATTTAATTTCAGAAAGTCCAGCAATTCCATATTTGTTTTCAGAAAAACGATAGATATCACGATCAGAAAGTGGCCATTGATCTATTACTCTTACAATCCCAGCAGAAAGTAAAACTACCCAATCATACTCAGATGAACCATAAAATGCCTCCGCTACTGTATCTGGTCTTGCACCATCAGGTATTTGATACTTATTAAAAATTGTAAAAACATTTTGCAAATCGTCACGAAGTTTGACTCGACGAAATAAATTTTTTATACGAACATAATCAAGTGAAGATTTTTTGTTTGGTAGCGTTGAGAGATATTCAATATCTGGAAGTTCTCTGAAATAAGTCATTAGTATCCTACTCCAATTTTACCTTCTGTGTCGTTGTAATCTTCGTGATAAATTGGATTTAGTTCAGTAAAACTAAGAGTCATAACCATATGAACTGGTGTTGCATCTGGGTAGGTTGCATAAGAACCAGATGCAGCATAATTGACCGTCATATTCGTTAAAGCACAAGGCTTAAAACGATTTAAGAATGGGTGATCTTTTCCACCACTCTTATAACTGATTTCAAAGATATCTGGGGAACTTAAAAACAATCCAACACCAGATGCATTACTTGTTGATCTTGTTTTTGCTGCCATCGCTTGCTTAAAAGTACGAATAATTTCTTTAATTACTTTAGATTCATTTGCATCTCTTGGGGCTAAATCAAAACTAAAAGGAAATGATCTTAAATTAACTTTATTAAACAAGAGTTCTAAGTTAGGATTTAATATTTGTCCAGTTGCTCTTGTTAATAGTCCTTGATTACCTACATTAGATCCAAATGATCTTAATAAATTTCCCACTATTACTGATTGCACTAAATTTTGTACATTTCCACCTACAGCTGCTTTTTCCCCCCTTTGAATTGCATCTTGTATTTGGGCAACGACTGCTTGAGGAAGATTTGAGCTTCTTATTATATTTGTTAATGCTTCTGCACCATATGCTTCTAATGAATTTAAATTTTCTCCACCCCAATCTACCTGAGTTATATCGGTAGGAACTTCTTTGGGCATTGGAAGTAGAATGGTTTTGATTGGAGTTTTTACTCTTTGTGTTCTTATTTGTGTGGTTGCATCTATAACTTTAAAAGTGTTTTCTACAGTTTTAACACCTTGTCGTTGATATCGAATAATTTTGATTTCAATATAATCATCTAAGGATGTGAGTTTTGCTTGCGGATATCTTAATACTGGTGTTGAAGTTTTTCTCGATCCTGCTGGAGATTTTGGTACTGCAAGTCCACCAACACCAGTCAAAGCAGAGTTTGCAGATTCTAAACTACTTTGATTGGTGTTTGTTAAATCTATACCTTGTTGAGCTAATTGAAATCCAAGTGTAGGATCTGCCATTTATTTTTTCTAACTATTTATTCTTATTTTTTGAAAAGGTAATGCTTGTAAATCCTTAATTTCTGATGAATAAACTTCATAAATTCCTCCTGGTATCTCATCCCAAGTATATTGTCTTGTTTCTTCCCAGTGAAAATTAATACCTTTAAACCCCCATCGAAACACATCAGTTACTGCAACAAAAGGATTTTGATCATATTGAATATTTGGAGTTTTGGGAATGTATACAAAAATATAATATTTACCAACTTGAGGAATTTTTTCACTTTTAGGAATCACATTCAAAAGTTCTCGCATTATCCTATCAGGATCTTCATTTCCAATTAAATTTCTAATGACTCCACGAACTCTATTGTATTTACTATCAGTATCTGTTGGGTATTTACCCGATCTTTCTTTTAAAGTTTTTCTAGGCATTACTTGATACCAAGTTCATTTTCTGTGAGTACTTTAAATTCGTATCCGTGATCAAGACACCATTCTTTTGCTGCTTCCCATTTTGACTGATTTTTTACAAACTCTAGTGCTTCTGCAATATATTTTTTTGTTTGTCGTTTGGGTCTTGGTGGTGGGACAGTTTGCTTTGCTGGTTTAATTTCAATTAAATATTTTTTAATTGCACCATCTGGTTGCTTAACTTTAATGTATGCGTCTGGAAAATATCTTCTAACTTTACTTGTTGATCTATCAAGATATGGAATTATAATTTCCTCACTAGAATACTCTAAAATATTTTCATTAAGATCGCAGTATCTAAGAAACTTTAATTCCCATAATGAACGGTATATAATATTTGTTGGATCTCCTTTATATTTTTCTGGAAAAGAAGGTTTAAATTTTCCCTTATAAGACATCTAAATACTTGTATCAAAGAATCATAATAGGTATTTAGAGTTGGCAACCTTCCGCCGAATTGCTGATTTCAAAAGTAGTCTCACCAACTTAGCTCAGACTACCCACTTTCAGGTGCTTTTTGGAGGATTTCCTGCTCCTGTAAGAGGTCATTTACTTTCTAGAGGAGTTGATCCTAGATTTTTGACTGAAACAGCAGGTCTTTTGTGTTATTCTGCATCTCTCCCTGGAAGTTCTGTTGCAACAAATCAAATTGTAGGAAACTTTACAGGTGTAACAGAAAAAATAGCACATACTAAGTTATTTGGAGATATTGATTTAGAATTTTATGTTGATAATGAGTATAAAACAATTAAATTTTTAGAACATTGGATTGAGTATATTTCTAATGGTGGAT